AGCAGCTGATCCCTGCCACCTTCAAGACCTTGGCCACCTGCAACCGTGAAGCGCTGCTCGCGGCACTGGAGCGGATCGCGTGCGTCTCGCCTAATGACATCGTGCGACTGACCGTCAAGGCTGGCGCCATTGAAGTGACCGCCGAATCCGAAACCAGCAGCGGCGCTGAATCCGTCGCATGTGATGGCAAGCTGCCGCAGCTGGCCGTCAACGTCCATTACCTTATGGATGGACTGAAGGGATACACTGACACTATGATTACCATCCAGGCCAACACATCTACCTCGCCTGTCGTCATCGGCCAGACTTATCTGGTGATGCCAGTCCAAATCCGGGAGTAATACAATGGCGCGCAAAAGCACCAAAGACGAGATCCAAAACCGGGTTAATGAGGTTTATGGTTTGCTTTTGCGCGCATGGAATCATAATCAAATTGTTCAGTACGGTTCCGAAAAGTGGGGAGTAAGCGAACGTCAAGTGCGTGATTATTTGGCTGAAGCGCGTAAGTTAATAGCGCTTGACGCCGAGCTGGAGCGGCCTCAATGGCTAGAGGCCGCCTTGGCGCGGCTGCAGGATTACGAACGCATTGCACGCGAGAACAACCAAGTCGGTCTAGCCATGACTGCCGTAGAGAAGCAAGCTCGGCTATTGCGGTTTGAGATGTCGTGAGCATTGTCAGCGGCATTTGCGAACCAGTACCGCTGCTGTCATTCATGCAGCAGCAGACGCCCGAGGACACCGCTGACCTGATCACCCGCATCCGAGCTGACCTCCACCCTGGGCAGCTTGCGTTCGTAGATGACACCGCAACGCAGATCCTTGGCATCAGTGCGGGCTATGGCGCCGGCAAGACTAGGGCGCTATGCGCTAAGGCCGTGATGCTGGCCGCGGTCAATCAGGGCTTCATCGGCTGCGTGATGGAGCCGACTGGCCCCCTGATCCGGGACATCTGGCAGACGGACTTTGAGGCGTTTCTGGAGGCATACGACATCCCGTACACCTTCCGCGCATCACCACTGCCGGAGTACATGCTGCACCTGCCAGGCGGGGACACCAAGATCCTGTGCCGATCCTTTGAGAACTGGAGCCGCATCATCGGTCTCAACCTTGCCTGGGTGCTGGCTGATGAAATCGACACCGTAACGCCAAGCATTGCGAACAAGGCATTCCCTAAGATCCTCGGCCGTTTGCGCTCGGGCAATGTGCGGCAGTTTGGCGCGGCATCGACGCCAGAGGGCTTCCGGTGGATGTGGAACACATTTGGCAGCGATGATGCCAAACAGCGGCCAGACCGGCAGCTAATCAAAATGCGCACGGCAGACAATCCGCATCTGCCGCCGGACTTCATCGAACGGCTGCAGGCGAACTACGACCCGAGCCTGCTACGGGCATACCTCGACGGCGAGTTCGTCAACCTGACAACTGGGCAGGTGTATGACAGGTTCAATCGGGCAAAGCATGTTGCCGCCACAGTGCCGGACGTCGCCCGCGAGCCAATCCGCGTTGGCATTGACTTCAACGTGGGCAACATGTCTGCCGTGATCGCCGTGCGGCTTGGCAATGGCCTGCTGGTGATTGACGAGATCGCCGGTGCGCATGACACCGACGCATTGGCGCAAGAGATCCGCAGGCGGCACCCGCAGCAGCAGATCTACGTCTACCCAGACGCCAGCGGCGGCAGCCGCAGCACCAACGCCAGCCAGACCGACATCCAGATCCTGGAGTCCTACGGCATGTCGAATCAGTCACCACGCAGCAACCCGCCAGTGCGCGATCGGGTATCAGCTGTGCAGGCGCTGCTGGAGAACGGCAAAGGGCAGGTGCGGCTGCAGGTGGCGCAGGGTTGCCGCCGCGTGATCGAATGCCTAGAGCTGCAGTGCTACAGCGACAAGGGCGAACCCGACAAGGACGCAGGATTCGATCACATGAACGACGCGCTCGGCTACCTGGTGTGGCGTGAGTTCAACCCGTTGCATGCAGGCGCTGGGCGTGGTACGGGTGTGCGCATCTACTAATATGGCTGCCATGACCTATATCTTCAGCTCCGGCGGCGGCGTCCAGTCCACCGCTTGCTTAGTGCTCGCGGCGCAGGGCCGCATCCCCTATCGCATCTTTGTGTTTGCCAATGTTGGCGATCAGGCCGAATCGCCTGACACTATTGAATACATTCGAAAAGTGCTTAAGCCATACGCTGCAAGACACGGCATCGAATGGGTTGACTTGCAACGCAAGCGGCGAGACGGCACGCCAGTAGACCTTTACGAGCATCTGCATCGCCCCATCCGATCCATAGACATTCCGGTACGGATGGCCAATGGAGCGCCAGGTAACCGCAACTGCACAGTGGAGTTCAAGATCAAACCCATTGCGCGATGGATCAAACGCAACGCACCGGACTGCATCCTTGGCAAAGGCATCAGCACTGACGAGCCACACCGTGCCACGCCAAGCCGCGAATCTGATGGTTACACCAGCGCTTACCCGTTGATGGAGTTGGGTCTGAGCCGTCAAGATTGTTTGCGCTTGGTGGCGGAAGCTGGCTTGCCGCAGCCGCCTAAGTCATCGTGCTGGTTTTGCCCATACAAAACCACCGACCAATGGATTACCATGCGCCGCGAAAAGCCAGAGCTATTTCTCGCGGTCACCTTAATGGAACAGCACCTTAACCAAAAACGCACGGCTATTGGTAAGGATGCTGTTTACATTAGCGGCGTTGGCGCCCGCAAAGGATTGCCGATTGATGAAGCCATACCAGACCAGCTTGGACTGTTCCCAGAATGGATTGACGAGCAAGATGGCTGCGAGAGCGGCTATTGTATGACCTAAACTGTTGGCACTGCGGGCGATCTAATGTATAGCGGTTACAACTTCTATGACCGGCCGCTAGCGCAGCGCACCGTAGCAAAGGTCAACGACCCCAATACGAATTGGTATGCGCAGGAGCCGCATTGGCTGCTGATTGAGGATCTGCTGCAGGGCACGTATGGCATGCGCAAGAAGCATCGCCGCTACTTGCCGCAGGAGCCCCGCGAACTAGACGAGTCCTACGACAACCGCCTATCCCGTAGCGTCTGCCCGCCGTACTACATCCGCCTAGAGCGCATGCTGGCGGGCATGCTCACCCGCAAACCGGTCCGGTTGGATGACACCGCCGACATCATCCGTGAGCAGCTATTTGACGTAGACCTGCAAGGCAATGACCTCAACGTGTGGACGTATGAAGCGGCCCGCAAGATGGTGCGATATGGCCACATTGGTACGTTGGTGGATGCACCGTCTGATGGCGGTAGACCCTACTGGGTGACATACACACCCCGGCAGATCCTTGGCTGGCGCACAGAGACGCAAGAAGGCAAGCAGGTGCTGACCCAGCTGCGGCTGGCCGAGGTGGTCACGGTGCCAGATGGCGAGTTTGGCGAGAAGGCCGTCGAGCAGGTTCGTGTGCTGACGCCTGGCGAGTACCGCATCCATCGCAAAGCCGACAGCGGTGAGTTCACAGTCGTCGATGAAGGCCGCACGAGCCTTAGCCAGATCCCGTTCACCATTGCCTATGCGCAGCGTCATGGGTTCATGGAATCACGTCCGCCGCTGGAAGACATTGCAGAGCTGAACCTCAAGACCTATCAGGTGCAGTCGGACCTTGATAACCAGCTGCACATCTCGGCGGTACCGATGCTGGCGTTTTACGGCTTCCCGTCAGCAGCCGAAGAGGTATCAGCTGGACCCGGAGAGGCGATCGCATTTCCAGCTGAAGGCCGCGCTGAGTACATCGAGCCAGCCGGTCGCAGCTTTGACGCGCAATTCCGCAGGCTTGAGCAGCTTGCGCTGCAGATCAATGAGCTAGGACTGTCCGCAGTGCTAGGTCAGAAACTGAGCGCCGAGACAGCTGAGGCAAAGCGCATTGATCGCAGCCAAGGCGACAGCACCATGATGGTGATTGCGCAGAATATGCAGGACATGATCGACAACTGCCTGCAGTTTCACGCGCAGTATCTCGGCAATGCAACTGCTGCCGGTAGCAGCTATGTCAACCGCGACTTCCTCGGCGCACGCCTTGAGCCGCAGGACATCACTGCGCTGCTATCGCTCTACACCGCTGGCACCATCAGCCAGGAAACCCTGCTGCGCGAGCTGGCCGAAGGCGATGTGCTAGGCGATAACTTTGACGTAGACGAAGAGCTGGATGCCACATCCAATGCGGGGCTTGATCTACCGTCTGATGAACAGTGAGCACACCAGAAGCGCTATATCGCAACGCCATCGACCTGAACAGGTACAGCAATAGCGTTGCGCGGCGCATCATCAACGCCTACAACGACATCATCATTGATGCAGTTAATCAACTGCGAACCATTGACGAGCTTGCTGCACCTGTAAAGGCAGCCAGGCTGCGGGCAATCCTTGCGCAGTTAAAGGACAGCCTCGGCACATGGGCAGGGGATGCAACTGAGATTACGGCGGCTGAGCTGCAGGGCATCGCGCAGCTGCAATCCGAGTTCGTGACCGATCAGCTTCGCAAAGCGCTACCGGCTGGCGCACGGGATGCGGTCAACACCGTGGAGATCAGCCCGCAGTTTGCGCAGTCGGTTGTTACCACCGACCCGACACAGATCAACGTAGTGGCGCTGAGTGATGACCTATTCGCTGCAGTGCAAGGCGCCCCGGCCACGTTCAATCTGACCGCTGCGCAGGGCGCCACCATCACTCTGCCTAATGGCGAGGTAGTCACTAAGGCTTTCAGAGGTATCGCTGTTGATCAGGCCGAGCGGTTCAGCCAGGTGGTGCGGCAGGGACTGCTCACTGGTGAGCCGACGCCATCCATTGCCAAGCGGTTGATCGGCAGCCTGCAATTTGGCGAAGAAGCCAAGACCGTTAAGCAGCTCATCGCTGCAGGCGGGCAGGCAACAGCAGTGGCAGACAATCAAGTCATCACCCTGATACGCACCAGCATTAACCAAGTAGCCAACACCGCCAGCCAGCAGGTCTACGAGGCCAATCAAGACATCACGCCGCGCTACAGGTACGTTGCCACGCTCGACACTCGCACCAGCGCGATCTGCCGAGCGCTTGACGGCAAGGAGTTTGAGTACGGCAAAGGCCCGATGCCGCCGCAGCACTTCAACTGCCGCAGCACCACTGTGCCAATCATTGATCCAGACATCCTGCCGCCGTCAACGACAGCTACTCGCGCCAGCAAGGACGGTCAGGTGCCAATCGACACCACATACGGCAAATGGCTTAAAGACAAGATGCCAGGCGAAACCAATGCAGACGTGCTGGCGCGGCAGCAGCAGGCATTAGGCAGCAAGGCACCCTACTTCCGTAGATTGGCGGATAAGTACGGCCCCGATGCCGCCATCGCCAAGCTGGTACGCGATGATGGGTCAGAGTTAACCTTAGAGCAACTCCGCAAACGATATGGACCTGCCTAATCTGCGGCACTTTCGCAATGAGGGACTGTTTACGGTCAGCTCAGATCCTGTTGAAGCATTGGCCGGTGAGGCATGGGTGCCAGCGATTTACACCGACAAAGGATGGGCAACAGCAGATGGCGCTAGCCTGCTGGTAGGTATCGAGGAATGGCGGCATGCCAATGAAGAAGGGCAAATCACAACGTGCGATCTCGGCCAACATCAAGGCCGAAATGAAGGCGGGCAAACCGCAAAAGCAAGCAATCGCAATCGCGCTATCAAAAGCCGGCAAGTCCCGCAAGCCAAAAGGTAAAAAGTGATGCCTAAGTACACCGGACCAGCCAAGCCTCAAAAGCCCATGCCCAAGAAGGGGGGCAAGAAGAAATGAAACGCGGCGACCGGGTTAGCTGGAGCTATCAAGGCACGCGCACGTTTGGCGTAATCACCAGCATTGGTGGCGAACGTGCGACCATCTCAACGCAAGGTGGCGGTAGCGTTACCCGTGTCGGCAGCATGGATGATCCGATCGTACGAATCAAATCCGAGTCAACCGGCAACGCGGTCATTAAAAAGCGGTCAGAGTTGAAACCTGCACCACGACGATGATCACCTATCGCGGCGAGCAGTTTGAGGGTTACAACAAACCCAAGCGGACGCCAGGCCATCCGACCAAATCACATGCGGTACTAGCCAAGGAAGGCGAGACTGTCAAACTGATCCGGTTCGGTCAGCAAGGCGTTAGCGGCAGCTCGCCGCGCAAAAACGAGTCAGCAGCGGACAAGGCCAGAAGGGCATCATTCAAAGCAAGGCACGCTAGCAACATTGCTCGCGGCAAGATGTCTCCGGCATATTGGGCGGACAAGGTGAAGTGGTAACCGCTTCTTGACAATGAATCCAGTCCTTTAGCTCGGCAACGTACCACCGCAGATCCTGAGCTTTAGCCGCATGCCAGCCATTGCCGCTACTGCGGTACAGATGCTCATGGCGATCTACTGCATCAATGCACTGCTTAATCAGCAGATTCCATGGCTCACGGATTGGGGTGTCCCATTCACGCTTTGACACGATCACCACGCGCCATTACGATGCCAGCGTAATTAAGCCTGCGGCTTATCCATGTCTGATGAAACACAAACCCAAGAGCCTGCGGCTGTTGGGGGCGACAACAACGATGCACTGCAACGCAGTGTAGAGGCGCTTGAGCGCAAGAATAAAGAGCTGATCGCTGAGCTACGCGCTGCCAAGAAAGCGCCAGCGTTGCCAGATGGTGTTGATGTCAATGAGCTATTGGAGTTCAAGCGCAACCACGAGCAACAGCAGCTTGAATCACAAGGCAAATATCAAGAAGCGCGACAGGCTCTGGAGCAACAGTTCCGTGAGGCGACGACGGAGAAGGACCAGCGCATCGCAAACCTTGAAGCGCGAGTCCGCGAACTGGAGCTGGTCACACCAGCAGTAACGGCGCTGGCTGACATCGTGCATGACCCCGACATGGTGCTAAAGACCAAGCTGAGCGCCGACCAGATCGAGCGCGATGCTGATGGCACTGTGGTAGTGGTTGACGGCTACCAGCGCACGCCTGTCAGTGAATGGGCGAAGACGCTGCCAGCATGGATGCAAAAGCAACCCAAGCCACAAGGCAGTGGCGCACCATCAGCCGGTGCCAGCACTGGCGGCATTCCGGCAGGCATGGCGAACCCATTCAGCCGTGATTCATTCAACCTAACTGAGCAGGCGCGACTGTTTCGCACTGATCGTGACCTGTATGAGCGGATGAAAGCTGCAGCTAACCGTTAGTATTTGAGCGTCTGCTCGTGATGGCTGCGCCACACAGAGCCTGGGGCTGCGCCCACACTGTAAACCATTCCCCCGAGATGAATCATGGCGACTCTTCGCTCTGACATCATCATCCCAGAGGTCTTTACGCCTTACGTCATCGAGCAAACCACGCAGCGTGATGCCTTCCTGGCTAGCGGTGTGGTGCAGCCCTTGGCGGAGCTGAATGCAACTGAGGGTGGTGACTTTATCAACGTCCCCTTCTGGAAAGCCAACCTGTCTGGCGACTTTGAGGTGCTGACCGATAGCACTTCGCTGAGCCCCGGCAAGATCACTGCTGACAAGCAAGTTGGCGTCATCCTGCACCGTGGCCGCGCCTTTGAGGCTCGTGACCTGGCAGCCTTGGCTGCTGGTGCTGATCCCATGGCCGCCATCGGCGCCAAGATCGCTGACTACGTTGCCAACCAGCGTCAGAAAGATCTGCTGTCCTGCCTTGCTGGTGTCTTCGGCACCCTCGGCACCACCAGCTCGTCTGCTGCCTTCTTTGGTCTGAGCATCGACGGCGAGTCTGGTGACACCCCGACTACGCTGAGCCCCCGTCACGTTGCCGAAGCCCGCAGCCTGCTGGGCGACCAAGGCGACAAACTGGCTGCTGTTGCCATGCACTCCAAGGTCTACTACGACCTGGTTGAGCGCCGTGCAATCGATTACGTCAGCACTGCTGAAGCACGCGGCACCACCTCCACCCAATCGGGCGGCTCGATGGCTGCAGCATTTGGCGGCGAAGTGAACGTGCCGACCTACATGGGTCTGCGCGTGATCGTGTCTGACGATGTGCAGACAGAAGGCAGCGGCAGCTCGACCGAGTACGCCACTTATTTCTTCACCCAGGGTGCTGTTGCCTCCGGCGAACAGCTCGCAATGCAGACCGAAACCGACCGTGACATCCTCGCCAAGAGCGATGCCATGTCGATCGACCTGCACTACTGCTACCACCCTGTTGGTGCCAAGTGGGGCGTCACTACCGCCAACCCGACCCGCGCTCAACTGTCAACGGTTGGCAACTGGTCGAGGGTGTACGAACTCAAGAACCTTGGGATCGTGCGTGCTACCAACACCTCCAACTTCGATTGAGGTAACTAACCATGGCACAACCTTCCCAGTTTGAACTGTCCACCGAGCAGTATCTCGAAGCCACTTTTTACGGGGCATCCTCGATTGCCGATGTGCAATTCTGGACTGCTCCCGTTAAGTGTGAAGTGGTGGCAGTGCGTGAAGTTCACGCCACTGCTGGTAGCGATGGCAGCGCCGTAACCGGCACCGTCCGTCGTTGCCAAGGTACTGAAGCCGCCACCGCTGGCGATGACCTGCTGAGCGCCACCATCAACTTCAAAGGCACTGCTCTCACCGAGCAGACTCCTGCCTTGACTGCCACCACTGCTGACCTCACCCTTGAGGTTGGCAACCGGCTGTCGCTGGACGTGACAGGCACCACCACCGCCTTGGCTGGTGTGATCCTGACCGTGCTGCTCAAGCGCGTCTGATGGGGCTGTTCGCTTTCCGGCGACTGCGTGACCGCGAGGCTGCCTCTACGGAGGTGGCCTCTCTTTCTATGCCAGAGCCCACTCCTACACTGGATCTAACGGAGCCTGACGATGGCAATCACAATCGTGGCCACGCCAGGCGCGGCCGACGCAAACAGCTACCTGACGCTGGCAGCAGCGCAGGCGATCATTGACGGATTCGTGCAGGATGCTGATGTCACGGCATGGGCATCGGCTACCACTGACCAGAAGAACCGGGCACTCTTTACCGCGACGCAACGGCTAGACCGCGAGCGGTTTCTTGGCGCACGCGCGACCGATACGCAGGCGCTGCAGTGGCCGCGCACCGGCGTGCGCAAGCCTGATACCTACATCAATACCTATGCGGTAGGGTTCCCGTTCCGCATCACGACGGACTACTTTACAGATACTGAGATCCCGGCCCAGATTCAATACGCGCAGGTAGTGCTGGCAACGTATCTGCACAACAACCCAGATGGAATTGGCCTGAGCGGACTGGAAGACTACAAGAATGTCAAGATCGGCAGCCTTGATGTGACGCCTAACCTTGGCTACGGCGCCGTTGGTGCTGACAAGGTGCCGCCGATCATGGAGCGATACCTGACAGGGCTTAGAATCAGTGGACCAGGCAACGTTTCAATCCGCCGAAGCTGATCATGGACGACTACAACATTGGCTTTGAGTACATCAGCGACACGGCAGCCCATGCCGGTAGGTTTTACAGGCTCTACGCCGTTGCTGATGCCGTGATCAGCACTGCCACGGTCCAGAACGCAACTGGCAATGCGTTTACATCGGTTCCGCTGATGGCTGGCGATTTCATCGACGGCGTCTTTACTGGCGTCACCCTGGCAAGCGGCAAAGTCGTCGCCTACAGGATCTAGCCATGAGCGAGCCTAACTTCTTTGGCATTGACTATTCAATCGGTGCAACCTTTATCGGTGACACCACGACACGAACAGGCCGCTGGGGCGCGATTCACTTTACAACCAATACTCATATCGATGCGATCGCAGCTCAGAACTACGACGGCAGTACACTGTCCGGCCAGACGTTTGACGCTGCAACCACGCTATACGGTGTGTTTACCAGCATCAAGTTGCAGAACGGCCACTGCGTCGCCTACAAGCTCTGATGACACTTGCTAGCCCGCTACGCAAGGTCGCCAGCAAGCTGATGGCAAAGTTCGGCGGTGTAGCAACGATCCGCAGCGTAACCCTTGGTGCGTACAACACAACTACCGGCACTGCCGCTGAGACAACAACGGACACCACAGTGCGCGGCGTGTTGGAGGATGTAGCGCTGCGTGAGGTAAATGACCTGATCGAAGCTGGCGATAAGCGGTTGATCATTGCTGCAGCAGACACGGCAGCAGTGCCGACAACCGCTGATCGCGTCATCATCAGCAATCGCAGCCTGCAGATAATCGAGGTACGCACCATCGAACAGGACAACACGGCCATCACCTATGAGCTGATCCTGAGGGACTAATGGCAAAAATTCGGGTAGATCAAATTGGTGATTATGTTCAAAACCGGCTAGAAGCATTGCTGCGTGCTGCGGTGCTTGAAACCGATAGATTGGTCAAAAGCAAAAGCCCCGTAGACACTGGTAGGTTTCGCTTTGGTTGGCAGGTGGGAGAGAATGCAGCAGGCAGCACTCCGCCGCCACCTGGCAATTACTCAGGCATTCCACCAATGCGAGCATATAACTATCAAGCTGGGCAGGAAAAGCTAGGCAACATCTATTCAGTCCACAACAACCTGCCATATGCGGAGCCGCTAGCAGGCGGCAGCTACCCTCCGTCATGGGGTGGTCAGTATCGCAGCAAGCAAGCCGAACCTGGGTGGGTGCAAGGTATCGCTAAGGATGTGCAAGGCAGAATAATAAAAGCTGCCGCAGGCATTGGCAGAACCTACACCCGTAACAGGCAATGACTGCTACCTATAACGACATCCGCGCTGCCATTGAAGGACGCATTGCTACGCAGATGGCTGCCGCACCGATATACCCGGTCAGCTATCAGAACGTACCATTCACGCCGCCGAACAACACACCATGGCTGCAGGCATTCATACGGTTTGGCGACAACGCCTATGCCACCCTGCTAGCCCCGTCTACTGGCTTCAACCGGCAGAATGGCGTGCTGACGGTCAATGTGTTTACGCCGCTAGGTGCTGGCACTGCGGCGAACTTCACGATTGCCGAGCGCATCAAAGATCTATTTGACCGGCAAGTGGTCAGCGATATTCACTTCGATGCAGCATCAGGACCGGCGCAGATCACACCACCAGCACCTGCAGCGTACTACCAAACGCAACTTACGATCACGTTTGAGGCGTATGTAGACTGACGGCAGTTCTTCCGCTGACTGATGTCTGCCACCGTTCTGTCCGGCACAGCCGGGGCGCTCTATTACAAGCCAGCTGGCACTATTGCCACGTTTGCCGAATCTGGCGTTAATGCCACCACTGACGTGATCACCGTCATGCCGTTCCTTGGCTTCAAGGTTGGCGACCCGGTGCAGTTCAGTGTGATCAACGTCAACACTGGCGCTGCGGGCTCTGGCACCCTGCCTGGCGGCATCTCTGCTGCTACTACCTACTACGTCATCAGCTACACCGCCAGCACTGGTGCCATGCAGGTATCTGCCACGCTTGGTGGCTCTACCGTGGCGATCACCGATGATGGCACGGCTGTAACGCCAAACATCTTTCAGGTGGCATACGACAGCTTCGTGGCGGTAGCCGAGGTGCGCGAGTGGTCGTTTGAAGTGACCCGCGAAGAAATCGACGTCACCACCATCGGTCAGGCCGCTGGTCAGACCGTGCCATTCCGCCGGTACATCAGCGGTTTTGCTGATGGTTCAGGCTCGGCCACCATCTACACCACCAGCGAAGACACCAGCATCGCCAGCCGCTTGGTTGCTGATGTGCTTCAGCGGGAGCAGGAGGGCGCCACGATGAAGCTGTACATTGATCGCGTGGTGAGCGGCGGTAGCGTCAGCGATGCGCTCAGCCGTTCGATCACGGTGCCCGTCATCCTGACGGCTGCCAACTTCACGGTCAACCCTGATGATGGTCAATCGATTGAGGTGTCGTTCCGCCCGAGCGACGCGCCTACGTTTGACCTGGTCAAGAGCTGATCACGCAGACACAGAAGCCCTGGTCTTGTACCGGGGCTTTTCCATGCCTACAATCCAGTCGTATAGCGTAATCACATGGCTCGCGCACTTGATCGGCTCAAGAAAGCTGCTCACCTAGTCCCCATCAAGAAAGTCGTCACGCTGAGTGATGGCAGTGAGTTTGAGTTTTACTGCACTCCTCTTACGATGGCCGAGAGGGAGAAGGCGCAGAAGGATGCCGGAAGCGACGAGGCGATCGCCTTTGCGCTGCAACTGCTGATTCAGAAGGCAAAAGACGATGCCGGTCAGCCGTTGTTCAGACCCGGCGAAATCGCTGAACTGAAGAATGAGGTGCGTGATGAAGACTTGCAGATCATGATGCTGGCTGTCATCACAGACAAGAACGATGTA